GAATACTACAAAGAAATCATCGAAACAACCGATCAGTTTGCCGAGGCGTATCAGGGCAAGTATGGTCGCATCAAAGGCTACGGCGAGGACTATCACGTAGCGACAGACGCTATGCAGTATTTGACTGCTATGAAAGACTTTGTGGGCGAAGCCCGAGAGTTGTTGCCGCAAGATTCTGAACTGCAAAACATCGTTGACGAAATCGCTGATCTCATCAATACCACGTTGTACAAACTCACTCTGTCATAGGGAAATTATCATGATGAAATACGGAACTTCCGCAAAAGCCCCCGCTGGTGCAGCTAAAGCTGATGCAAGTGGCGAACGCAAAGAAGCGATGCGCGGTGGCGTAGCGATGGGCAAGCAAGATGCTATCGGCGCAGATAAGAAGTTTGATACGGGTCGCACTGCTGGCGTTTGCTATACGCATTCGCGTACCGAATACAAGCAGAAGTAAGCGAATCCCTGAGACTCTCGACAGTCTCAGAGATTCTAACCACGCAATGAAGGAGCATTGAATGGCTGTATACAACTGTAGCACTTGCACGTACTTTTTGTCAGGCAATGAGGTGATGGGGCAATGCCGCCGTTATCCTCAAAGCTACAACAAGCACCGCGTCGAGTGGTGTGGCGAATGGTGGGGGCAAGAGGAAAAGCGCAAGCCGGGTCGCCCGCGTAAGGTCGAACCGACGTTAGAGGTGGTTGTATGAAATTCCGACCACTGCAAGACAAAATTCTAGTATTACCTGAAGCACGCATTAAGTCAGACGTGATTCAGGTGATGGATAACGAAGCCGACAGCCGTGGAACTGTAGTGGCTGTAGGTGATGGGCAAAAGTACGATAACGGCAAGCAAGACCCGATGCCGTTAAAGGTGGGCGACAAGGTGTTTTTCGGCACGTATGGGAAGTCTAGTGCCGATGATTATCTTCGTTACACAGAGTATTTTGAAGATGACGTGCGATATCTTCTCATGTCTTGGAAAGATGTTGCGTTTGTAGAAGAAACTTAACGAAAGGATTTAACATGAGCAATTCTGTTGCTACTGGTGTGGCTTACTCCGATCCCGAATTCACGACTTGTTATGTTTCGCAAGAGTTTGGCTATGCTGCTTCCGCACAGGGCGCGGTTACTCAACTGACCGACAAATCGACTGGCGTGACTTTGAACAAGTCTGCCGGTCGCATCACGATGAACAACGCTGCGCTGGCTGGTTCTACGGCTGTGTCGTTCATTCTGACGAACAGCACCATTTCCATCAATGACACCATCGTCGTGTGCGTTTCTAGTAACACCACTGGCAGCGCTTTGGGTGCTTACACTACTTACGTTTCGTATCTAGCTGCTGGTTCGGCTCTGATTACGCTGCGTAACCTGACTGCCTCGACTTCGTACAGCGAAGCAGTCATCATCAATTATTCGATCATTCACGGCGCAAGCTAATGCTAAAAAAGTCCACCAGCAAAGCTGCTTTGCAGAAAAACATCAAGACGGAGATTGCCGCTGGCAAGCCGCCCAAGCAGGCGGTAGCGATTGCTTACTCCGTCAAGAAGGCGGCGAAGAAAAAATGACTGCGGCGTGGACTAAGAAAGCTGGCAAAAACCCTGCTGGCGGTTTGAACGCAAAAGGACGGGCTAGTTATCATGCTGAGACTGGGGGGACGCTAAAGCCTCCCGTCAAAGCTGGCGATAACCCGCGCAGAGCGTCTTTCCTTGCAAGGATGGGCAATATGCCCGGCCCGATGGAAAAGCAGGGCAAGCCGACACGATTGGCGCTGGCTCTGACTGCATGGGGCGCAAGCAGCAAGGAAGATGCAAAAGCAAAAGCTAAAGCCATCTCGAAACGTAATAAAACTTAATCATGCCAAGAATTGCTGATGCCTTAAGCCCGAGACAGTACGAAGGCACGCCGGTGTCAGAGATGGCAACGGCAGCGCCGCCGACTTATGCACAGCAGGCAGCAAGGATACCCGGGCGCGTCATGGATGCGCTTCGGGCGTTGGGAGCAGGGCAGACTTACGGCACTGCCGAGCCGACGAATTCAATCTCAGACTTAGCCCGAGTTAGGTTAGGGCGTGGGTCGGTCTTTGGCGTGCCGGAAGATGTGCAGCAAAGAAATGTTGATAGGGCAATGGAAGCCGCATCAATAGCTGCGCCGATAAATACAACGGGTTTGCCAAATAAGGGCAGAGAGTTGATTCGTAGCAAAGCCGATGAATTAGCCAATTTATTGAATAAACAAGGCTTTCAAGCAACTGCGGAATACTCAGGCAGCGCCGCAGGGCCATCGGCCTATGTCAATGTATTTGACCCGCAAACAGGTCGATTTATTACGTCCCCTGCAAGGATTTCGGGACATTCTAAAGGCGCGTATCAAAGCCAATTCGTGCATGAAATTTCGGATGACCCGCAATCAACGCAAAGATTTGTTGATCTTGCAATGGAAATGCGGGCTAAAGGGCCGACAGAATTGATGCAAAAACAAGGCGAAGCGGAAAAGGCCGCTATGCAAATGCGTTATGAAAGCGCACAGAAAAAAATAGCTAAAGGTAAGTTGCTAACCAACAGCGAAAAAGAAGTCGTCGCAATGATCGAACGTCAAGCAGGGCGCACGTTTGCTGCACCGCAGGACGAAGCATTGCGCCTAGCCCAAGAACGGGCTGCATTGCCTGTAGAGCGTGGTGGTTTAGGATTGCCGCCAAACAACACGTCAGAGCAACGAGCAGCGGCGATGGGGTTTGATACGCCTGCCTATCATGCAACCGATGCTGACATATCGGCTTTTAACAATGCGAAACTTGGTACGAATACAGCTTACTTAACTGGCGGCGATGAAGATGCAATTAAATCAGCAATGCGAGGGCATTGGTTTTCCGACAGAGATTTAACAAACAAAGACCCAAGAGGATATATGTTTGGGGATGTTTCTTATCCGGTCAAATTAGCAAATCCAAAAGTAATAAACGATAAAGAATTTCAATCCAAATCTTTTATAGTAAAAGACCCCGACAACATTCGCTCCCGCTTTGCCGCCTTTGACCCATTCCGTAGAAACGCCGCAATAGCCGCAGCAATGGGCGTGGCAGCACCTGATCTACTGGCTCAAGAACGCACAAAGATCAAAGACTTAGCCAAAACGAAGTAACAACTATTGTTAATAAACATTAATTAAATCAAGACTATGGAAATTGAAACAAAAGGACGCGGAGCGCCAGTAGGCAATCAGAATGCTGCAAGGCAGAGGTTGTTCTATGACAAGCTACGCAAAATCCTCATTCAAGAGCCGCATAGGCTTCATTCTATCGCTGAGAAGCTGATTTCCGAGGCTGAAAACGGCGAGGCTTGGGCGATTAAGGAGATCATCGACCGGGTTGACGGCAAGGCTCTGCAAGCGCTTGAGAACTCAGACGGCTCGCCTTTGCTGTCCGGCATCGTGGTTTCGTTCGTCAAGCCCGAATGACTGACGTTGCAGCAGCAATAGCGAATGCTCAGTTTCCCGCGAAGCTGGAATGCCTGTTTAAGCCTGAAAAGTCTCGCTACCGCATCCTGTGGGGCGGGCGAGGCGGTGCTAAGTCTTGGGGAATTGCTAGGGCGCTGCTGATCCTTGGCGCTAGGAAGCCGCTGCGTATCTTGTGTGCCCGCGAGTTTCAGACCAGCCTTAAGGATTCAGTCCACAAGCTGCTGTGTGACCAAATTGAGAGCCTTGGCCTCATGGGGTTCTACGAGATCACCCAAGCCAGTATTCGGGCGCAGAACGGGACAGAGTTCTTCTTCTCCGGCTTAAAGAACAATGTAACAAACATTAAGTCGTTCGAAGGCATAGATATCTGCTGGGTTGAGGAAGCTGCGAACGTAAGCAAACTTTCTTGGAACGTCTTGATCCCGACCATCCGCAAGGAAGGTTCTGAAATATGGATCAGCTTTAACCCTGAGTTAGAGACAGACGAAACCTATCAGCGGTTTGTGGTCAAGCCGCCGAACGACTCGATAGTCACCAAGATCAACTGGTCAGACAACCCGTGGTTTCCCGAAACCCTAAACCTTGAGCGCGAATCCCTTAAGAATCGGGACATGGATTCCTATAACACGGTGTGGGAAGGTGTCTGTAGGCAGACGGTAGACGGGGCGATCTTTGCCCGTGAGATGCAAATGGCTGAACTCCAGCAGCGCATCACAAATGTTGTCTACGATCCCGCCAAGCCTGTTCATGCGGTGTTTGACCTTGGCTGGTCGGATAGCACGGCGATATGGTTCTTGCAGTACGTGGGAATGGAAACTCGTCTGCTGCGTTATTTTGAAGATAGTCAGCAAACCATTAGCTACTACCTGTCCAAGATGCAAACCTTCGGTTATGTTTACGACACGCTGTGGCTACCGCATGACGCTGAAAACAAAACTTTAGCCGCTAACGGTAAGAGCATCGAGGAGATAGTCCGAGGCGCAGGGTACAAGACACAAATCTTACCGCGTGTCCCGATTGTGGACAGCATCAACGCTGCCCGGACGATCTTCCCTGCCTGTTGGTTTGACCGCGAGAACACCAAGGAAGGCATCGACTGCTTGCGGCACTACCGCTACGAAGTCGATCCGAACACTGGGCAGTTTAGTAAACAACCGTTACACGATCATTACTCACACGGCGCGGATGCCTTTAGATACATCGCGTTGATGGTCAAAGAGCCACGCCGCGCAAAGCCGCAGCAAAATACCTTTGTTGTAGGCGCGAACTGGATGGGATAGACTAAGCCATGCCTTATCAAGAAGATGACCCAAGAATAGATGCCGCAATGAAGTTTTTGCGGCTGGCCTCTGATGCCGATTCAAACAATCGGATGGAGGCGCTTGAAGATTTGAAGTTTGCAGCAGGCGATCAATGGCCTGTTGAAATTCAGAACAGTCGCAACCTTGAGGCGCGACCTTGCCTGACGATTAACAAAGTCGACAGCTATGTGCGGCAGGTTACAAACCAGCAGCGGCAGCAACGCCCACGCATCAAGGTTCACCCTGTCAACAACGAAGCTGACCTAAAGATAGCCAAGACGTTAGAAGGCATCACGCGGCATATCGAGGTCAACTCGAATGCTGATACTGCCTATGACAACGCTTTCGATTACGCGGTCAGGATGGGATGGGGGTACTGGCGAGTAGAGACTGATTACGTGCGAGAAGATTCGTTTGATCAGGAAATCTATATTCGTCCGATCCATAACCCGTTTACGGTTTACTTCGATCCGAACTCTGTAGAGCCGGATGGTTCGGATGCCGAGCAATGCTTGGTAACTGAGGTCATTCCTAAAGCAACGTTCCGCGAAATGTATCCTGATGCCGATGACGGATCGGGCTTTACTTTGCGTGCTACGGGCGATTCGAGTGCTGAATGGGTGATGAAGGAAGATATCCGCATCGCGGAATACTTCCACACTGAGCGCAAGGCAACGACGCTAGTCCTACTCTCTGATGGCACGAAGCTATACAAAGAGGACTTGCCCGATGCCGACATGATGTTGGCTGCGGGCGTGACGATCATCAGTGAGCGCAAGACCTATAAGAAGGTCATCAAGTGGTGCAAAGTCACTTCGATGCAAGTGCTTGAGGAAGGCGAGTGGATTGGTAGTTACATCCCCGTTATTCCTGTCTACGGCGCACAACTGACCGTCGAGGACAAGCGCAAAAAGTTTGGTCTAGTGCGTCATGCTAAAGACCCGCAGCGGATGTATAACTTTTGGCGCACCAGTCAGACTGAAAGCATCGCCCTTGCACCCAAAGCTAAGTGGTTGTTGGCTGAAGGTCAAGACGAAGGCCACGAAAACGAATGGGCGCAGGCTAACATCAAGTCAGCACCAGTCTTGCGGTACAAGCAGACAGACATTGAAGGTCGCGTAGCACCGCAACCGACCCGACTGCAACCCGAAGCGCCGCCGCAAGGCATTATGGAAGCAGCATCGTCAATCAACAACGACCTGCAAGCGGTGTTAGGCATCTTCGATCCGAATCAAATGCCGTCGGGCAACATTTCCGGCAAGGCGTTGAACGGTCAGCAGCAGCAGATCGATCTGTCGAACTATCATTTCTACGACAACCTGACTCGTTCGATTAAGCATACCGGCAAGATCATTCTAGACTTGATCCCGAAGATTTACGATGCAGAGCGCGTCATGCGGATCATTGGCGATGATGGTCAGCCGGACATGGTGACGATCAACCAGCGTGACGCTGTGGGCGCAATCCTCAACGATGTGACCGTGGGCGAATACGATATCGTGATGGATACAGGGCCGGGATATCAGTCTAAGCGCATCCAAGCAGTCGAGGCGATGATGCCTCTTATGGCAAAAGATGAACTGTTCAAGATTGCTGGCGACTTAGTGTTCCGCAATATGGATTTCCCGGGCGCAGACATTATTGCCGACCGACTGGCAGCATCGAACCCGTTGGCGCAGCTTGACGATAAAAGCCCGATCCCGCCGCAGGTGCAGATGCAACTGGCGCAGAGCAAACAGGTCATTGAGCAGATGCAGCAGCAGATGCAAGCGATGCAGCTTGAGATCAACAACCGTGGTCAAGTCGCTCAAATCCGCGAGGAAGGCGCTAACAAACGCAAGTTGATGGAAGTGACTAGCAAGGCGCATAACACCGAAACGATGGCTGAAGTGAAGGTAAACGATCAAAACACCCGATCCATTACCAGTCAGAACAAAACAGAGATTGATGCCATTGTGCAACTGTTGTTACATCACATGGATACAAGCAGGCTGACGGCAGAGATTGATCGTCGGAATATGGAACAGAACCAATACGCTGCAATGGCGGCGCAAGACATTTCGCATCAAGGCAGCCCATTCTTGCAGCAATGATTTTCTAGGAGTATATTTTTAATCTACCGTTGGATTCAACGGGTCAAAATCTTGAGGAAACTCATGTCTGAAGTGCAAGAGTCTAAACAGGCTCAAAATGTTGTAACAAGTGAAAATTTAGCCGAATTTAACCAAACGCACCTACGTCTAGCTCCCGACGAACCTGTTGAGGCGACTGAAGAAGTCGAGCCGACCGAATCCGAGGATGAGAGTGGACAGGAAGCAGTTAACGAGGCAACTGAACCGGAAAAGAAACAGAATCCGAAACTCGAAAAACGTTTCTCAGAACTGACCAAGCAACGCGAACTAGCCCGGCAAGAAGCCGCAAAGGAACGTGAAGCAAGGACAGCACTAGAAGCGCGGTTAAGGGAACTCGAAGATAAGGTCACGCCAAAGGCTGATCCGATTGACGAAGAACCGAAGCCGGAGCAATTTACCGATGCGTTTGAGTATGCAAAAGCATTGGCAGATTACTCAGCAGAAAATGCGTTGAGAAAGCGAGATCAGCAAGAAGCCGAGCGCCGCGTACAGGAAGAACGTCAAAAAGTCATTACGACTTGGAACGAACGACTGGAAACAGCGAAAGCTGAAATGCCTGATTTTGAGGACATGGTAGCAAGCAGCGAAGTCGCGGTAAGCGATCAGGTGCGAGATGCCATCCTTGAAAGTGACATAGGGCCAAAAATCCTATATCACCTTGCTGAGAATCCCGAAATTGGGGAGAAGTTGGCGAAGTTGTCAACGATTAACGCGCTGCGCGAGATTGGGAGACTGGAGGCGAAGTTGGAAACGCCTACCGGGGCAGCTAAACCTGTGTCGGTGTCTAAAGCACCTGCACCGATTAAACCGATCAAGGCGATGGGATCAACATTGGACAACAAGCTAGACAGTAACGGGGAATTTCACGGTACTTATGCCCAATGGCGAGCCGCACGCAAGGCCGGAAAAATCCGCTGATTCCATTCTCATTTTTAAGGACAAATCATGTCAAACAATCTGTTGACTATTAGTAAGATCACTAACGAGGCCTTGATGGTCTTGGAAAACGAACTCACCTTTACTGGTGAAGTTGACCGCAACTATGACGATCAGTTCGCCGTTGTTGGCGCGAAGATCGGTAACACCGTTAACGTTCGCCGTCCGGGGCGCTTCATTGGTACGACCGGCCCTGCGCTGAACGTTGAAGATTTCAACGAAACCAGCGTGCCTGTCACCCTGTCGACCCAGTTCCACGTCGATACCCAGTTCACCACGCAAGATTTGGCGCTGTCGTTGGATATGTTCTCGGATCGTGTGCTCAAGCCCGCGATTGCTGCGATTGCCAACAAGATTGACCGCGATGGTTTGGTCATGGCGAAGAACAATACCGCGAACATCGTCGGTACTGCCGGAACTCCTCCGACTGGCCTGATTACTTACCTGACTGGCGCTGCGTACCTCGACAGCGAAGGCGCACCGCGTGATGGTCGTCGTTCGTGCATCGTTGAGCCGTTCACCTCTGCGACCATCGTTGACAGCCTGAAAGGTCTGTTCATGCCGTCGGCTAAAATCTCGTCGCAATACGAGAAAGGCCTGATGGGTACTGACTCTGCCGGTATGAAGTGGAAGATGGATCAGAACGTGGTCAATCAGACGTTTGGTTCGTACTCGACCGCTACCTTGGCTTGCGCTACCACGACCGCTACGGGCTTCCTGACGAGTGGCTGGGCTTCGACCTCGACCATCGCCCTGACTGCTACGACCGCGACTGCTGGTCTTAAGCAAGGCGACGTGATTCAGATCGCTAACGTCTTTGCTGTGAACCCGCAGAACCGTCAAGCCTACGGCTCGAACAAGCTGCGTAATTTCGTAGTGACTGCCGATGTGACTGTCTCTACCAGCGGCACGACCTCTGTGACTGTTTCCCCGGCTGTGATTACTGCTGGTCAGTTCCAAAACGTGAACCTTGCTGCTACCTCGGCGACCGCTGTCGTTACTCCGTTCAACAATACCGGCGTAGTCTCGCCGCAGAACATCATCATGCACCGCAATGCCTTCACGGTTGCGATGGCTGATCTTGAACTGCCCGAGGGCGTGCATTTCGCTGGTCGTGCAAGCGACAAAGAACTGGGCATGAGCATCCGCGTTGTCCGTCAATACACCATCAACAACGACTCGATCCCGACTCGCCTTGATGTGCTGTATGGCTGGGCGCCGCTTTACCCGGAACTCGCCTGCCGCGTCGCAGCTTAATAACTCACACAGAAAAGGAAACGACAAATGTCTAATCCCGGCCCAGCATCAGCAACTACTATTCACCCGTCGAATTTGGCGACCAATCAGGCGATTCGTCTGCTTGCCTTTGCGAGTGCAGTACCGATCTCGCAAACCGGCGATGCAAGCGTCACCCTGCCGCTGAATAACACGACCTCCTACTGCGTGCAGAACGTTGCCATTACCAACGCTAACAAAGACGTTAGCAGCGGCGCACTGGCAATTTGGACTGCACCGGCAGGTACGGGTACTGAAATCGTTACTAACGCTACGCTAACCAGCAATACCAGCGCTTCGTATGTAACTAACTCAACCGTGGTGGCTGGCACTAAAGCTACCCAACTGTCTGCACAGACTCTGTATGTCCGAGTTGGTACGGCAGTTGCAGGTGGAACTGTCGATGTGTTTGTCTACGGTTTCGACTTCGGTGAGTTCTAATCAGTAACGAAGAAAAGGGAAAGCCGCTTCCATTAGGGGCGGCTTTTCTTCTTTAGAAAGGTCGAAAAATGGTTAACACCTCAGTTATTCGGGTCAGCGGCAAAACGTTTGCGCTAGACCTTACCACCTCGGCTAGTTCAGCCTTGCTAGTCAGCGCAACGACGAACGATCAAACAAACTATGTTCAACTGCTCAATACCGGAACTGGTATCGCGGCTGTTGAACTGTCGAACAGCAGCACCGTAGCGACTCCGGCGATTCCTTCGACCGGCAATGGCAGCACCAGCTACATTCTGCCCGCAGCTATGAATTATCCGGTCATTATCGCAGCACCGAAAGCGCCGTTTTATCTCAAGGCTATTAGTTCCGGCACAAATACGCTCTACATTGCCGCCGCCCAAGCCGACTAAGGGGCTGTCATGTCTCAAATACTGCAAAACGAAACAGCAAGCACGCAGACGATAAACATCGTCCCAGTGCAGGGGATATTCACAGACACGCAAGGGTTTGTGACGTTTGTCGGGCCTGCTGGCACGTACTTCACCGTTGGTGCTAGTGGCGCTGCATCTATTACTAGCGGCACGATTAACGGTGCAACGATTGGCGCTACAGTTCCCTCAACCGGCGTATTTACAAACATCGCTACCACGACGGGAACGATCTCAACTACGCCCTCAACGGGGAATGACATAGTAAATAAAAGCTATGTCGATGCGTTAGTGACGGGTCTTGACGTTAAAGGTTCGTGTATTGCTGGAACGACTGTCAACATCACGCTATCAGGCACGCAAACGGTTGATGGCATCGCGCTGATTGCTGGCGATAGGTGTCTAGTTAAGAACCAAAGCACTGCGTCAGAAAACGGCATCTATGTTGTGGCAAGTGGTGCATGGACACGTTCGACCGATATGGATACGTGGTCGGAAGTTCCCGGCGCGTTTACGTTCTTGGAGCAGGGCAGCAGCCAAGGCGATACGGGGTGGGTGTGTACGGCTAACGCGGGTGGAACGATTGGTGTCACCGCGATGAACTGGTCGCAGTTCTCAGGCGGTGCGTCGTATACCGCAGGGACTGGCCTTACGCTTGTCGGTTCAGCTTTTACTCTTGCTAACCCTGTTGCTGTGAACCTTGGTGGTACGGCGGGAACTGCTACCCCGACAGCAGGTGCGGTGGCTTACGGTAGCGGTACGGCTTATGCGTTTACCGCTGCGGGTACTTCGGGACAATTCCTAAAATCTGCCGGTGCTGGCACGCCAGTATGGGATACACCAACTTCTGCGATCACGATCACCGACGATACAACGACCAATGCTTCGCGCTATCTGCTATTTACGAGCGCCACTAGCGGCACGATCTCGGCTGAAAACACCAGTTCCACGCGGTTAAGTTTCAATCCTTCGACCGGCTATTTGACGGTTACAGGACTGACTAGCCCGATCATCAACAACCCGACAGTAACGAACTACGTCGAAAGCGTTGTCGCCATCGGTACGGTAACGACTACGAACACGCTGTCACTGACTAACGGTACGGTTCAAACTGCAACCCTGACGGCTTCGACGGCTTGCACGTTCACGATGCCGACTGCGACTGCTGGCAAATCTTTTTTACTGTTGCTGAAACAAGCTGCATCTACAGGCAACGGCACTGCAACGTTTACTAGCGTGAAGTGGGGCACAAGCGGTGCGCCTACGATTACCGCTACCGCAGGCAAGATGGATATTCTGACGTTTATCAGCGATGGAACGAACTGGTACGGTTCGATTGCACAGGGATATACACCGTAATGTTTGCAGCCAAAAATTTCTTCCTTGCCGGTGGTTCTGTTCCGCTTACTGCCGAATACCTTGTTGTTGGCGGTGGCGCAGGAGGCGGCAAAGCCTATGCTGGTGGTGGCGGTGGAGGTGGATTCAGAACTGCGGCAAATTTTTCATTAACGCCAAGCACTAGCTACACAGTCACGGTAGGCGCTGGCGGTGCTGGATCGACAGTTAGAACCGTAAACGGCGCGGATGGTAGTTCGTCTGTATTTAGCAGCATCACATCTGCTGGCGGTGGCGGTGGTGGGTCGGTAACTGCCGGTGGAACGGCAAACGGCACTTCGTCTGCAAATGCATCTGGCGGTGGCGGCGCAGTTAATGCCGGTGGTTATGCAGGGACTGGCGGCACAGGCGCAAATTACGGAAACAACGGCGGTGATGGCCTTAACTCTGCACCTTATCCCGGTGGTGGCGGTGGCGGTGCTGGTAGTGCCGGTGCAAACGGCGCAAGTTCAACGGGTGGGGCAGGTGGCTCGGCATCGACTTCTTCGCTATCTGGCACATCGCAATCGTATTCAGGCGGTGGTGGCGGGGGTACTAATACGGGTAGTCCGACAGGAACGGGTGGCACAGGTGGCACGAACGCTGGCGATGGATCAAGCACTACCGTAGGTAGCAACGCAATCGCAAACTTTGGCGGTGGCGGCGGGGGTGGAGCAGGCGGCGCAGAATTTGCTGGCGGCAATGGCGGTTCTGGTGTTGTCATCATCAAAATACCTAGCAGCTACACCGCAACCTTCTCCGGTGGGGTGACGCAGACTTCCACGACTAGCGGCGGCTACAATATTTATACTGTGACTGCAACATCAACAACTAGCGAAACCGTATCGTTCGCATAGGAAAAATCATGGCGCATTTTGCTCGTTTAACGAAAAACAACATCGTTGATTTTGTCACAGTAGGACGGGACGAGGATAACGGCAAAGAAGCTGAACTGTCGGCGCGTACTGGTGACGTTTACAAACAGACTTCATACAACACAAGCGGCGGGGTTCATTCTTTAGGTGGTACGCCATTCCGCAAGAATTACGCGGGCATCGGCTATACCTACGACGCAGGGCGGGATGCTTTCATTCCTCCAAAACCTTATCCGTCTTGGGTGCTGAATGAAAATAGTTGTTTGTGGGGTGCGCCTGTAGCAATGCCAACAGACGGCAAATACGAATGGGATGAAACACGTCTTACGTGGGTAAGGCAATGAATTTGCAATGGCAGATTCTTAGTGTCGAGGAAACCGACGGCGTTATCACCAGCGCCCATTACAAAGTGACGGCTAGGGGCTATGAGCAGGTAGTGCAAAGCGAAGGACACTGGAAGTTTCCCGATCCGGTGGCAATTCTTCCCTATCATAAAGTGCGGCAAACAGATATCATTTCGTGGATCGAACAAGGCTCAAAAGGCGCAATCAGCAGCAACCTAGAAAGCCAGCTTTTAGCGCTGAACAAGGAAAAACCTGTGCTGCCGTGGTTAAAGACTGCTTTCACGCCGTTTAAGGACTGAAAATGGCTCAACCGATTGACATTATTAGCCGCGCCTTGAAGGACATAGGTGCGCTAGAAGCGGGCGAAACGCCAACAGCGGATGCCGCGCAGGACGCATTCGATATGCTCAATGACCTAGTGGATCAATGGTCGAATGAGCAGATGATGGTCTTTTACAAGACCGAGATTATCTTCCCTGTAGTGCAGAACCAAATCCAATACACAATCGGGCCGGGTGGTCAGATTGGCGCGACGTTCATTGGCTCAATCTCAGGGACTACTCTGACGATCACATCTATATCTGCCGGTGCGGTGGCTATTGGGCAGACTCTGAGTGGTACAGGAGTCACTGCGGGAACGACCATCACAGGCTTTAATTCGGGCGCAGGCGGCAACATCAACGAGGCTGGTACGTATACAGTCAATGTCTCGCAGACTGTCTCTAGCACCACGCTATCGGCTTACTATCAGCGCCCTCTAGCAATCAATTCTGCTTTCGTTCGCGTCACTACAACCAGCAACGGTGTGCCCATCTATAACGGTGGTTTGGATTACCCTGTGGGCGTTTTGAACGTCGAAGAATATGAGCAAATTGGACTGAAAAGCCTTAACGGGCCGTGGCCTAAAGGTCTTTACTATATGCCGGGTGAACAGCTAGGCACGATTTACGTATGGCCTAACCCTGCACAGGGCGAAATGCACCTGTTTGCGGATACGGTGTTTGCCCGCTATCAGACGATGTACGACACGATAGCGTTGCCGCAAGGCTACAGCATGGCGCTGCGGTGGAATCTTGCCGAGCGTCTTATGCCAATGTACGGCAAAGCCTCAACGACTCAAATCACGATGATTAACGCTTATGCCGCGCAAGGCAAGGCAACGATCAAACGCACGAATATGCGACCGACCCAAGCTGCTAGATATCCCGATTCCCTCCTAGTTGGCAAGATGAAGGATGCGGGCTGGATTCTTAGCGGCGGGTTTATGAGGTAAGAAATGCCGGATTTCGGATTTGTAGGGGCTAGTTACGAAGCACCTAGCATCTATCAGGATGCACAGGAGTGCATTAACTGGTATCCCGAAGTAGACCCAACTAAACAGCCGGGTGAGCGCGGTGTAGTCGCTTTATACCCTACGCCGGGGCTAGTCTCGCAGATTGTGCTGCGAAACCAACAAGAAGTTAGGGGGATGCGTACCCTGTCAGGTGGATCAATCCTGTTGGCGGTGTGCGGGCCTTATGTCTACTCAATGGATTCGACTTACGTCCCGACAATTATCGGACAGCTTAATTCGTCCTCCGGTCGCGTTGGCATTACTGACAACGGGCTGAATGCGTACATCGTAGATGGAACGTATCGCTACACGTGGAGAATTTCCACGCCATTAAGCGCACAGTTTGTAGGATCAGTCTCAGGAACGACCTTAACCGTCACCCTAATGAACAGCGGAACGATCACAACTGGTCAGCAACTGTTCGGGGTAGGTGTAACTGCGGAAACCGTAATTACAGCGCTAGGCACAGGTTCGGGCGGGGTGGGTACGTACACCATCAATATCTCGCAGACTGTCGCATCCAGCACCATGAACTCGGCGGCTGTGGCCTCGGTGATGACTGCCTCGATTGGAAGCGGTGTTCAGTCGTTTGCCGTCACTAATGGCGGGGCTAACTACATCAGCCCGATCATTACTTTTAACACGCCATCGGGCGGCGTTGCAGCAACGGGAACAGTAACGCAGGTGGCAGGCGTTGTCACTGCGGTGACAATCACTAACCCCGGCACTGGCTACAGCACGACCGCAACGTTTACGATTGCCGATACGCTAGGCGGTACTGGTGCATCCGCGACCGGAACGGTCACAATGGCTAACTACTCGCTGAATGTGACAGCGACTTCGGGAACGTTGTACCCCGGTCAGACAGTCCAAGGCGCAGGCATTACTGCAAACACCATCATTACCGCCCTCGGTACGGGTACGGGTGGAACGGGTACATACAGCGTCAGCCCATCGCAGACGATCTCTAGTCAGACTATGTACGCTTTGAACTTTACGGTTCTGCCTGCAACGGATGGCGCATTCTCAGGCGCAACGTCGGTGGACGTAGTGGACAACTACATTATTTACAACAGACCGAACACGCAGCAGTTTGGTTCTACGTCTGCACTATCGCCATTTTCGCCAGCTTTATCTTTTGCAAGCAAAGACGGATCGCCTGACAACTTGATGGCGATCATGGTGGATCGTAGAGAAGTCTATTTGCTTGGTGAAGTCTCTAGCGAAGTGTGGATTGATGCTGGAACTTTTCCGTTCCCGTTTCAACGTATACCGGGAACGTCTACGCAACACGGCATAGCAGCTAAATTCTCTATTGCTAGGCTTGGCAATTCGTTCGCGTACATCTCAAAAAATAACCGTGGCGATGCGGTCATTGTGCAGATGAATGGTTACGTTCCGCAGCGGATCAGCACGCACGCAGTTGAGAATTCGCTAGAAGGTCAAGTCATCACTGATGCTATTGCGTGGTCATATCAACTAGAAGGTCACGAAGTCTATGTAATTTCGTTCCCGACTTTGCAACTTACATGGGCTTACGATCTAACAACCGGACTATGGTTCAAGTGGTTGTATTGCACGAATGAGAACCAATACCAAAGACACCGAGGGAATTGCTCTGCATTCTTTCAAGGCTTTACGCTTGTCGGTGACTATGACAACGGCAAAATTTACGCATTGAAGAATGACATTTTTACTGATGACGGTCAGCAGGTGCGTCGCTTACGACGATGCCCGCATCTAGTCTCAGACTTCCAGCGCCAGTTTTTTGACGAGTTGCAGATTCAATTCCAACCCGGTGTCGGTGCATCTACAGGTCAAGGCGACAATCCGCAAGCGATGCTGAGATGGTCTAACGACGGTGGTTCTACTTGGTCAAACGAACACTGGACGAGCATAGGTCAGATCGGCAAATACAAGAATCGTGCGATATGGCGGCGACTTGGTACTGCGCGAGATCGTATCTATGAAGTCGTGGTAACCGATCCCGTCAAATGCGTGATTGTGTCGGCAAACCTTAAAGCGTCATCAGGGGACAGCTAATGCTTCCAACCTCACAAACACAGCCTTACCCGCAGTCGGAATTCCTTGATAAAACGACGAATCGCCCGACACGGACATGGCAACAATTCTTTATCAACCTGCTGAACTTTTCTAGTTCGACGAGTGCGACAGCGGGTAACTACGTATTGCCTAGCAAGCCTGCGGGCTTTATGAACGTCACGGTTAACGGTCAACAGTTCAAAGTGCCGTATTACAACCAATGAACCTAATCATCAGCGAAACGCCGAGCCGTGAGCAGATAGATCGTCTGCAAGCAGAGATGGTCAAGATGCCACAGGTTGAACTGCAAACGGATCATTACTTTGCGGGCGGGATGTATTGCCGTCGCGTATTCCGTCCGGCTGGCACGACGATTGTCGGCAAGGTGCATAAGAAGGCGCATATCTTTCTTTGTGCTGCTGGAGAGATCATTGCTTGGTCAGAAAAAGGCATGGTCACATTGAAGGCGGGCGATGTAGTGGAATCACAGCCCGGCACTAAGCGCGTGACGTATGCAGTCAAAGATTCAATCGGCATCACAATTCATCAAACCGATAAGACCGATTTGGATGAGATCGAAGCCGAAATTATTGAGCCGGATGTAATGGCGTTGTATGACGCACGAAATCAGATAACACAAGGATTACTATCATGACATGGGTAGCCGCAGCGGTTGGTGGAAGCGCCGTTCTTAATTACATATCAGGGCAAAATCAAGCAGACGCTGCAAAAAAAGCCGCGCAACTGCAAGCGGATGCTGCAAACCGTGGAATTGATATTCAGAATGAACAGTTCAAGTTAATCAATGAGCAGCAACGCCCGCAACGCGAATTAGGCTACAAAGGTATTAGTCAGATTTCGGGCATGATTCCGTATCTGACGAAACAGTTTGGTGCTCAAGATTTGCAAGCAGGACTAGCACCTAACTATGACTTCATGCTTAGTCAAGGTCAAGGCATCAATGCAGCAAAGGCAAATCAAGCCGGTGGGATGATTGGCGGCAATGCTTTGCAAGGTCTTAACCAGTTCACGCAAGACTATGCAGGAAATGCCTATCAAAATGCGTTTACCAACTTTCAAAATCAGCAGACAAACATTTACAACCGTCTTGCTGGGATTGCAGGTATAGGTCAGACAGCACAAAATGCAGTCAATACCGCAAGCGGAAACCTTGCAAATAATGTGTCAAGTCTTGGCGTAGGTGGAGCAGCAGCTACAGGCGCAGGATTGGTAGGTGCTGCCAATGCTTACGGCGGCGCTGCAAGCAACATCGGTAACAATGCAATGTTAGCCGCGCTTATGTATAAGCCAACGCCCGCGCCAGCAGGAGGCGTTAACATGACACCAACATCAGCAGGCGGTGGATTTGAATTTCCGATAGCTTAAGGATGAATCATGGCAGATTTTGGATTTAATACAAACATTCCCCAAGGTGTGCAACCTCTAAGGACAAATCTTGCTGACATGGTTAACACCGCAGCGGGATTGCAAAGCTATCAGCAAGCGCGGGAAGTTAATCCGTTGTTGTTGCAACAAGCACAACAAACAACGCGCACAGGGCAGATTGCGTTAGGGGTTGAAGAACAGAAAAACACCGAGCGCAACAATGTCATGCAGTTTATGTCCAACCCTGAAAACTATCAGACAAATGGACGCATCGACATTGACAAGATGAACAAGTCTCTCCCTGCCATTGCGCCGCTAACTCATGGCGATGTGATAAGCAGATTTACTACGCTGGGACAAGCACAAACGCAAGCTATTGATGCAAAGCAAAAGCTAACGCAAGAACAACGCAGTATAGTGGCTAGTAGGTTTGCAATTTTAGGCAGAAGTGGGGTGCAGGACAAAAACGCATATTTGCGAGAAATGGAACTGCTGAAACAAGAAAATCCCGAAAATCCTGATTTGCATCGACTGATTGACGCATATAAAACAACGTGGGCAGACATTCAATCAGGGCCGAATTTGCCGGGAATTGCGATTGCTGGCGCACAAACGTTGCTTAAGCCGTCTGAGCAGCAAGCACTTGCACCGACTGTTGGAACACTTAGCACAGGCGCACAGGTATTTCCGACAATTACTACGCCGTCTGTTGGTGGTATGCCGCCTAGCATTCAAGTTGGTAGACAAGCAATAGCACCAATAGAATTGCCGCCCGGCTCTCGCATGGTTGACACTGGTCGCGTTGACGTACACAACAATCCAATTTTCAACGTGTTTGATGCAACCGGCAGGGCAATTGGACAAGTAACAGTTCCTACAAATGCACCGGAATCGTCATTGCCGGGTGCTACACCAACTGCACCGCGTCCTGTTGTGCCTCAAGCTGCCGCACCTGCTGCGCCTTCAATGGGTGTAGTAAGAATGCCAGCAAATGAAACTGAAGCAACAATGACGGCAGCAAGAAACATACAATTAACAGCAAACAAAGCCGCAACAAGTGTGCCGCAAAGCCAATTCAATGCAAACCAAATCATTAAATTGGCAGATGAAGCTGCAACAGGTAGAGGCGCAGATTTGCTGCAAGGATTAACTGGTGGATATGCAGGTCTTGGTCTTGTTGGAAGCACAAATATGGCTGATGCTTTGAACAAGCTAGGTCATTACATGGCGCTAGAGACTGCTAACCTTGCTTCCGCGTCAGGACTTGGAACGGATGCGGCACGCGGCATTGCTGAAAGGATGACGGGCACAACGTCATGGACTGCTGACGCTATCAAAAGCACAGCCCGCATCAATCGTGCTATGTCTACAGGCATTGACTTGTTTAATCAAGGCGTAAACAATGCAGTAGCGAAAGCAAACAATAGCCCAATCGCAGCACGAGAATTCCAAAATATGTGGTCACAAGTTGCAGAGGTAAACGCATTCCGGTTGATGGATGCAATAAAAAATAACGACACAGTTGCTGGACAAGAATTGATAAAAGAACTTGGTGGCCCTAATTCTCCAAAACTAAAACAGCTTAAGTTGAAGGTTAGTACCATTAACAACATGATCGGCGGTCAATAATGGGCGCGAGAGATGAGTATTCTTCTGCCGCGATTGATGATTTTGTCAATCAATCGGTAGGCAAATCTCCGGCAAGGCAAGCGCCTGCAAGACAAGCGCCAGTCAGACCGGATACGGTTGTATCGCCATCGCAACAACAAGACCGCGACCGCGTGCGTTTGCGGATTCTGCAAGACGAGCAAAAACTTAACCCTGACGATGCAACCTTACGCACGCAGATACAAGGACTGCGGGCAAAACTAGGTGTAACTGGCGGCGAAGTGCCGAGCGATTATTCGTCCGAATCCATTGATAAGTTTGTTACTGAAAGCACTGGAGAAGCGCCGAAAACTGTGCGAGCAATGTCCGGTCGTTTGAGTCAAATTCAACGTAACATTAATGAAGGTATTACTTCAAATAGTGAAATTTTACGCACGTTAGTGCAAAACCCTGCGGCTACGGTTGCGGGTGGTCTTGCAGGTCTTGTAGGAACGATTCTTCCCGGCCCTGCGGGTCAGGGGGCAAATTGGGTTGAACGTGTCACCGGCGCATTAAGCTATGAACCAAAAAGCCAGCAAGCAAAAAATGTTACCGAGGCTTTGGCTGTTCCCGGAGAATATGCAGAGAGATACATTACAGAGCCAGCAGGATCGGCTGTGGCGCAAGTTTCTCCTGCTGCGGGTGCTATCACTAAGGGCGCGTTAACTGCTGCGCCAATGGTTTTAGGTTTGCGTGGTGGCCCAAAACGTCCGACTGTTGAGGTTTCGCCTGCCCGCGTAGTGCCGCCGGGTGAGGGCGTGATTAACCTTGATGTGCCTACGCAACTGCGTCAGCAACTAGAAGCTAGGCAAGCACAACAAGCTGCACAGGCTCAAGCTGCCGCACCTGCTGCCGGTACTGCTGCGCCTGTTGCTGCCCCTGTTGGCGGTGCTGCGCCTGTCGGAGTGCAAAGCGTTGGCGCTGCGGCTGTCTCGCCTGAAAAACTGCGTATTGAAAACGCAAGGTCGTTGCCTGTGCCGATTGAACTGTCAAAAGATCAAGCGACACGCAACCCTGCGGATGTACGGTTTGCCCGCGAGACAGCAAAAGACCCAGTTTTAGGTCAAGCGTTACAGGAAAAATACGCCCGCGACAATGATTTGATTCAGCAAAATATGCAGGCGTTAATTGAGCGTACTGGCGCAGAAATGACTGGCGTTGCTTCTGCACAGTTAGGCGAAGCATTGGTTAACGTTGTTGAACCGTATCGACAAGCGCGAAAAGGCGAAGTTAGGACAGCATACAAAGCGGCAGATGCTGCTGGCGAAATGTCTCAACTTGTGTCCTATGCGCCGCTAGTAAATTACTTGAACAAGGTCACAAAAGATCGCCCTACGCTTAAATCAAACAATCCAATCCTTGGCATTATTCAAGACGAAATAAAAGCCAATGATCCAAGCAAAACGGGGCAGATCAGCCTGCGACAACTTGAGGACATTCGGCAAGTCATTGTTAACGAGATTGATCCGACGCAGCGCGGTAGTATGTATCACGGCAACAAGCTGAAAAAAGCCATTGATGTTGCAACCGAAAAAGCCGGTGGCGATCTTTACAAGCAAGCGCGACAACTTAACGCCCGTTACATGAGCGAATTTGAAGATACACCTGTCATTAAGAATCTGACGGCCATCAAGAAAGGCACGACTGATAGAGCCGTGGCGATTGAAAGCCTTGTTGATAAGTCTATTTTGCGTGGCCCTGCATCAGATGTGCAAAAGTTGTTTGCAACGCTTGAAAAGTCAGGGCCGGACGGCGTTCGTATGGCTAATGAACTGCGCGGCTATGTTGCGGAACACATCAAGAATGAAGCCACCAAAGGCGTAGACAAAGACATTAATGGCAAGCCGTACGTGTCTACTGCAAAACTAGATAACACAATTCGTCAGCTAGACAAAAGCGGCAAATTGGAGTTGTTGTTTGGCAAGGAAGGTGCAGCGCATTACCGTACATTGAACGACGTAACCAAAGACCTGCAAACAGTTCCTAAAGGCACAACTAATCCTTCGGGTACTGCCGCACAAATTGGCGTAATGCTTGCAGAAACAGGCGCACAGTTTGCACTTGGCGGTATACCAGCGCCCATTGCAACGCTAGGGAAAATGGCTTATGACAACCGTCAGACCACCAAAAAGCTAAACAAGATTAACGAGTTTATTGAGTACGGCAAAAACCAATAAGGACTAATCATGGCAGTCAACCTATCCCCTATCGGCAACGGGTTTCAGTTCCTCACTAATGCAGGAACTCCCCTATCCGGTGGCTTGATTTACACCTATCAAGCAGGTTCTAGCACGCCTCTAGCAACGTATACCGACAACAGCGGCAACGTGGCTAACGCGAACCCGATTGTCCTTGGTAGCGATGGTCGCCCTGCAAATGAAATATGGCTCACCTATGGTTACAACTACAAGTTTGTTCTAAAGGATTCTGCGGGCGTATTGATTCAAACCTACGACAACCTTTACGGAATTCTAGGAACGATTCCAGCAACGTCGCCTAGCCTTCCTTCGGGCGTGATTGTGTTGTGGTCGGGTGCGACTGGATCAATCCCTACTGGTTACTATCTGTGCGATGGTTCTAACGGTACTCCCGACCTTCGCAATCGGTTCATTGTTGGCGCAGGCTCTACCTATGCGGTTGCAGCTACTGGTGGTTCTGCTGATGCTGTCGTGGTAAGCCATACGCACACGGCAACTGCAACGGATTCCGGGCATACGCACACTTACACTGCCAACAACGGCAACATTAACGCTGCTGGTTCTCCCGGTGTGCAGTCAGGCAATGCGTCTACCTACACAACCGCGACCGGCTATGCAAACGTATCAGTAACCAACGCATCAACGGGTGTTAGCGGAACGAACGCTAACCTGCCTCCGTACTACGCACTTGCGTACATTATGAAGTCGTAGTCATGGAAGATATGGATACCCGGTTGTCTGTGCATGAGGCGGTCTGCGCGGAGCGTTGGAAAGAAACCATCCTCCGCATCAAGCGGATCGAAACTATCGGCATTGCCTGTGCTGGTTCAATTATTCTTTTGTTGCTGCATCTAGTGACAAAAACAGGGGGCTAAATGAATGCTCGATCCCGTAACTATTGGAGCAGCATTTGCAATAGCTAAGACTAGCGTTGGCTTCGTTAAGGAAGCAATCAATCTTGGGCATGAGATCAAAGATTGTTACGACGATCTCAGCAAGTTTTTCAAGGCTCAAGGGCAGATTGAGAAAGCTGCTAAAGAGGTTGAGGTATTAAAGACTCAGCCTAAGTCGAACGATCCAAAACAAGCAGCACAGCAAGAAAGCGTCCTGTCGCAAGCATTTACAATTGTGATGCAGCGCAAGCAAATGCGCGAGTTTGAACGTGAACTGCGCGATATGTTTGCACTTAAGGGCGAGATGGATTTGTACGCCGAACTGTGTGCCGAGCGCGATAGGATCAGCGGTGAGCAAGACGCAGAGAATCGAGAAGCAATCCGCAAGGCAAGGTTGGCTAAAGACCGAGCAGCAAGGAAGAAACAGGAACAGGAAGAACTGCTGATGACTGCGGGCATCTTCGTGTTTCTAGGCATCGGCGGCATCATCATCTTTGTCGCCATTTACTACAGGGGTTGATATGTTTCCACTAGGCGCGGTCTTAGACATAGGCAGCAAAATACTCGACAAGGTATTTCCTGATCCTGCACAGGCTGAAGCTGCCAAGCTAAAGCTGTTAGAGATGCAGCAGAACGGCGAACTAGCGCAACTAAATGCGGATGTGTCGGAACAGCACGAACTGACAGACCGGCTTAAAGCAGACATGGCTTCGGATTCATGGCTGTCGAAAAACATCCGTCCGACCACGCTGATTTTCATTCTTGTTACCTATACCGTGTTCGGCATGATGTCGGCATGGGATATCGAGGTAAACAAGGAATACGTGCAACTGCTAGGGCAATGGGGAATGCTTATCATGTCCTTTTACTTTGGCGGCAGGACGCTTGAGAAAATCATGGGTGTTAAGAAATGAGAGAGAAAACCATCTGTTTTGTGACGATCCTTGTCAGTATCACGCTGTCGCTAGTAATGATTTCGATGGTAGGCGTGTTTCTAATTGGTCTGTTCATGCCTAACAGCATCATCAATAACGACGATGTGTTCAAGATTATCGGCCCATCGTTCCAAACCATTGTGGGCGGGTTTATAGGCATCCTAGCGGCAGTCAAAGTCACGGAGCATATTGAAAAATGACGCATCTAACAGAGCATTTCACCTTAGAAGAATTAACGCATTCAGAGGCGGCGGCTAGGAATGGTTGGGACAATACGCCCAACGGCGACGAGGTGGCTAACCTGACCCGACTGGCGCAACTGTTGGAGCAGGTCAAAAAAGCGGTAGGCGGCAAGCCGGTGATGATTAACAGCGGGTTTCGCAGCAAACAGGTCAACGATGCGGTAGGCAGCAAAGACAGCAGTCAGCACCGTCTAGGCTGCGCGGCAGACTTGCGCGTACCCGGCATGACTCCCAAGCAGGTTGTAGAGGCGTGTATAGCGGCCTCTGTGCCATTCGATCAAATCATCCTAGAGTTTGATGCGTGGACTCATATCAGCGTCCCTAATGGCCCGACCTATGCCATCAGGGGTTCTAAGATGATCATCGACAAAACAGGGACTAGGATGCTGGCGTAACCTTTTTGCCGAATATCCACCGCAACTGCTGTTCGGTAGGTTCGCGCTGCTGGGTATCAGGGCATGACCGGACTTTGCACCACATGACCTTATCGCCTTTTCGGAAAGCAACGTCACAAACCTTGCACCGTTCATAGTTTTCCATCATCGTCTTTCATCTGATAGATACAAAAAAGTTTCAGCGATGAGGCGGTCTTGACGATCTCATCCGCTAGATCACACGCCTTTGCCCAATCTTTTGCCAGCAGCGCATAGTGCGCGTTTTGGCGCAGTCGCGCAATTTCGATAATGCCTTCAGCGTAGTCCATCATAGTAATTTCCCAAATAAAAGTCCGAGTAAGAATCCTGACAAAATGCCGGTCACCAAGCCTTGCTGAATGGCGCTTTTTCGGTGACGCTCGACAAGCTGCTCAAGCGCTTTAGGCTGTAGCGTCTTGATGTATTCGCGGTCAAACATGACGCACCACCCAAAGAATAGCGCCGATCAAGGCAATGCAAAGACCAGCAAACAGAACAAACGCACAAACATCCTCTGCAAACGTTGTTTGTTTTGTTTTGGGATTGCAGACAAACATAAAGCCGCAAAAGCCAAGCGCTGCCATTATCAAGCCACTAAAAAAGATCATGTTTTTTCCTATACAAATTACGGCACAGGGTTCGGTGGCACTCTTTGCACCAAGACGAGAGCGTTTTGAATTTCGTCAAACTGTATTCTGTCGGTTGCTTGATCTCTTGGCATTTCGTGCATTGCGCTGGATGATCCTTCAGCCTCCATCGTCGTTGCTTCCGCATTTTCTAGTTCCTTTATTTTTTTGTAGTTGATGCGCCACATCATGTGCTTGGTGCGGGTTTTGCCGTTGTATTGCAAGCGCAACCCCATTCGCAAAATTAAACCATCACGCACCATGCCTGTCATATAGCGAGTGATATTCCCGGCATCGTCGTTGAGGATTATGGCGATGTTGGTGGCGGTCAGTTCCATATTTAGGCGCAGAACTTCCTGCATACCTTCAATGATTTGACGGGCGCGGGGTTTCATTTCAGATGTGAGGTGAACTTAGGTATGCAGGTCACTTCCACGACTGACGGGATCATGTGACCGTTAACCTTGCGGTTTGTAGTGATGACCATCGCCCTAGTGCCTGATCCTTCGCATTCATTGATAGCTGCAATGACCTGCATCCGCGACATGGGAGACACTTCCTTATCGACTAGCAGCATTGACGTGCCATCCGCTGCACAGCCTGTAAGCAGTAAGACAAGACAAAGCATTTTCATTTAGCCACCTGTATGAGTGTGTCGCCGTTTTTGCTTTTCTCACGATTGAAGATCACGGTTATGTCTGTGTGACTTGATTTCGTGGGGGTAAAGTGACCATCGAGAATGTAGAGGTTACGTTCTCGCAGGTACTTAATGCACTCTTTGCGTTTTTCGTCATAGCGTCGTGGGTCTTGTGGCCTCCAGTTATCGACGGGTATCAAATCAGGCTGTAGTGCGTCGTAATTCATCATCCAATTGATTGCGTCGGCTAATCTCATTCTTCTTCCTCCGGTAAAAATCTGCGTCGTGCGGGATTTTTTGTCCAATAATCAAGATTAAAACGAAAGTATCTGCGTTGCTCATCGGTAAGATGTTTAGTAATGTCGTTGGTTGAATCTTTCCGCGTTGTTTTTATCAGTTCTTTTTTGAAGCGCGATCCTTCCATACCAATCAGTTCGACAAAATGTTCAGCGCGTTCCATTAGAAACATGATTGCGTCGATGGCTTTGTCTTGTGATACGAAAACTTTGTGCCTAGATGAATCTTTACGTTTGACCGGCTTGAGGCAAGCATCAATGACTGCAAGCGAAACAACATTTGCAATGAGTTGAGTGCAAGCTACCGTTTGGGCTTCTTCGTCCATAGTGTGCCTTTGTAGGGTACTCACCGCAGCTTTCCCCCGTTAAATCAGAACGGAATGTCGTTATCCAAATCCGACATATCGCCAGCCTTTTTCTTTACCGGCTGATCTTGATTTTTATGCTGCATAGAGCAAGACATAAATTTGCCTTTTGCGCCCTCACGAATCCACGCGCTAACCCACACAGGTTCGCCGTTCATGTCCATTCCATCACCCCTGTAATCAGGGTGCGTTTCGGTTTGCTTTTTGTCGTTCTTGAACAGAGTGAAAGAACCGGGTTTCGGTATGTAAGCCATTTCATTTTCCTTTGATGTTGTCAATCATTTCATTTACTTCAATCAAAAACTGCTTTACTGCCTCTTCAATCGCGTCAATACGTTCTTGATCGCGGTCGAATCTATGCACAAACAACTGCAAATCTTCGGGCAGTCGCGGATCGTATGACACAAAGTCGCACCATTCCCGACCTGTGCAAGCCATCTGCCACAGCATCTGATTTTCATACTGACGAGGCTGTTTCTTGTCCACCAACGTTTGCAGGTGCGTGGAAGTCTTGGGACACTTGATTTCCACCAGCCCATCGGTAGACACTAAGCCGTCGGGACTAGCCGCGCCCTGTTCAATCGTTGGATGTATGACTAGCCCCACTTCGTCGACCGTCCAAGCGCAAAACATTTCGTATTCAGCGCGGGCGAATTTTTCTTGCTCAGTCCCCCATTGCATAGCCGCATTTGTGAAACCGGACTCCTGCGGCTGACCTGTAAGAATCTCAGCCACGATCTGCGCCCGGTAGTCCCGATAGGCTGCGGTGGTCTTAGCCGCCATCACATCGTTGATCCTTGAGGCCGTAACCTTACCGGCGCGGGCTGCAAGCCACTCAGGACTGCCCTGCGGCATTGACAAAACTTTCATGCTTCCTCCAGTTCTGCCTTGCGGGAATTTTTGGCAGCGACGATTGCTGTCATGGCCTCGGTGTCGTTGACTTCCTTGGCGGCTTTGTAGGCAAGCGTATAAGCCGTTTTTAGCGCGTCCTGTGTGGTAACTGCGGCGATAGCGTCCAAGTGCGTGTTGAGCGAATCTAAGCGTTTCTGAGGGGCATTCTTACCGCTTGCCGCATTGCCGTCGTCGTCCTCGGGGGCGACACCGCAGGCAGCGGCAAGGCTATACCTGCGGGCATACGTCAAAGCACTACCGTAGCCTTGGGCATCAACCTTGCTGACCGGCAAGTTAAGCACCCCACAAGAGAGCCACTCACCGGATGCATGGAGCAAGATCGTCTCGACGCGCACTTCGTCCCTATCGGACGGCTCAACCCGCTGAATGTAGCTTAGTCCGCATTGACCGAATGCAGGACGGATGGCTTCGACCACCGAGGACAGGTCGGCGTATTTGGATTTGAAGAAAGGATTGGCGCTGTCTTTGATTGCGCCCTTGATGTTCATCTGCGCCATTGCAAGCGCGGTGGCTAGGTTGGTGATGCTTTCTGATTTGTTCATGCTATTACCCCCGTGATAATAAGTAAAAAAAGTAAGGTGAAGCCGATTGCTACTGCGCGGTCGCCGTTCATGATCCAGCCACCAATCGACGGCAGAAAATGTCGTAGTCGTATTCGCCACGGCTCATGCGTCGCGCCCACTCGTGATCTAGTTCTGACTCAGTCATCGTAAGTTCGCGTGGCTTGAAGTGAGCGCCCTCGGGCTTGCACGTTCCCCAAGCTGCACGCTCAAGGTTGCAGAACGTCGGCAGCACGTGCCCGCTGATGGGTGAGAACTGCGGCTTGCGGGTGCATTCGCTTGCTTCAACGTTGTCGGCGTTTTTCTTGTAGTGAGCGCAATTTTTGCAGAGGTTCATAGATGTCTCCTGTTGTTGTCAATTATTGTTACGCAAGCAGTTCGCAAGTAGCGATGCGTTTTTTTGCGCCGATCTGCTGAGTTGCAAAATACTTGCCGTTGAATTCTTGGCGTTTTGCGCCAGTGCGTGACTGTTGATAATTGGGGGTTTCACCGTCAATAAGCAGCACTTCTTTGACCTGCGCCATTGCATCCGATACTCGTTCAGCAGCAGCTACGATCTGCACGCTGCGCCATCCGGCGGGTGTCTTGACGCTAGATTGATATTTGATCTTTACAAGCTCTTGAGTAGTAGTCATGTTGTTGCTCCTTGTTGTTGTCAATTAGCGGGGGCTTGCGCCCCCCTGTTTAATTAGTATTTTGCGATTTGATATTTATAACGGGTGGTGAGTTCCACCATGCGGTTTCTAGCAGACTGATAATCCGAATAGAAAATTGGCCTACTGGTATCTTGCAGGTCGTCTGCATCGCGTTCAGAATCCGGTAAACCAGTTACTTCATTGAAAACCAACCATTTACCATTTGCTTGTTGTTCCATGCTTGCAAATTTGTTTGAATAAGTTTTCATTTGTGTCTCCTTTGTTGTTGTCAATTAGTGGGGGCTTGCGCCCCCTTGTGGTTAGTTAGTTAGCCAACGCTTTGCAAGCAGCATTTACGTCTGTTACATAGAAGCCGAGAGTGTTTGGTTTGGCTACTGATTTGCCGTTATAGCCAAGTGCTAGTTGCACCCAAATTGCACGATCTCCATTTGCATCAGTTGCAAACACGTTCCAACGTGCGCCGCATTGTTCGGTAATGTGAGTGATTTGGTTCATTTGTTTGCTCCTTTGTTGTTGTCAATCGGTTACCACAAGACGAACTTTACACACCTAATTGGCATAAGTCAACACTTGTTGCAAAGGAAAATTGTAAAGTATTCTTAAGTAAATCAATGCCGCTTGACAAGATAGCTTTGCACAGGTTAGGATGCTTTGCAAGTTATCTTTAACCCTATGAGGAACGACATGAAAATCGCACAAGCAGAAGCACATTTTGGCAACCGTCGCAAATTAGCCGAGGCGTTGGGCATTACGAGCCAAGCAGTAAGCCAGTGGGCGAAGCGTGGGCAAATCCCTGAGGGCATGGCATACAAGTTGGAGGTCATTACCGGCGGCTCTCTGAAGGTCAATCCTGCGGACTACGTGCCCATTGAGGAACTGGTCGCAGAGATTGTTCCGCAGCAGTAGTTGACAAACAGAAAATAGTCGTTTACTGTGTGTTTGTCCGAGAGAAATATCGGGCCGCGTTGGAAGCGCGAACACAAGCACAAGAATCCTCTAGTGGGGATGGCAACCTGTGTTTGTGCAGGCTTCCAACCGCCTCCCCACTTGAGGGTTTTTGTTTTTAGGGATGCTATGAACTACTACGAGCACCACTTAGGCGACTACGCGCAAGCAACCGCGCACCTTACTTTTCTTGAGGATACCGCATATCTGCGGATGATCCGAAAATACTATGCCGAGGAAAGCCCGTTGCCGGGTGACGTTTCAGCTATACAAAGGTTGATAGGTTGCCGCACCCGCGAGGAACGAAAAGCGGTTGATGTGGTGCTCGCGGAGTTTTTTTTCTTGGAAGATGGGCATTGGCACAACAAAAGGTGCGATCAGGAAATTGCTCGGTTTCGTGAGAAGCAAGACAAGGCCCGTCATAGTGCAAACGCACGTTGGAGCAAAGTGCCAACGCAGTCCGATGGCAATGCAAACGCAATGCGAACGCATAGCGAAGGCAATGCTCACCAGTCACCAGTCACCAAACACCAGTCACCAGTAATAAATACACCGCCTGAAGGCGTATCAGAATCCGTATGGAAAGATTTTCTCTCGCTTAGAAAGACTAAGCGGGCGACAGTCACAAAGACGGCTATGCAAGGGATACAGCGTGAGGCACAGAAAGCTGGCTTAACACTACAGGCAGCTTTGCAAGAAATGTGTGCAAGGGGCTGGACTGGGTTTAAAGCTGAGTGGCTAACTAAAAAAGGCAATTACCACGATTCTTTAACGACCACTGGATCATCAATTTTTGGAGGGGTAAGACATGAAAGAGAAGTTACCGGATGCGTGGATCAAGAAAATATTTCAGGTAATGCACGCCAATTACGGATCGAAGTGGCTACGGATGTGGATGGCGGGACAGGTAGTTGATGGCGAGGACGTGGGGATAGTCAACGCTATGCAAATATGGGCTGAGAAGCTGGCAAATCAGCGCCCTGACACCATCAAGCGGGCTTTGGACAGCCTGCCACTTGAACCGCCGACGCTGCCTCAGTTTGTGGAATTGTGCCGGTCACATTGGACACCGCCGATTATGTTGGAGGCCAAGATTACGCCGGAGGAGATTGTTCGCAACAAAGCTAAAATCAAAGCGATTCTTGATGGCATGAAAAACAAACAGGCAGAACAATGACCGATCTTGAAATTATGCAGGCGTACCTCCTGCTGAAAGTTCGTCAAGGCGATTGGCATGGCGTGGCAGATGCAGCGATGGATATTCGGGAGATGGAAGCCCGGAAAGATGTAGAGAAACAAAATGAAGTGGCAGGATAGGGTAGCAAAGGCAGTGCGCGTGCAAGGTATGACGCGAGAAGAACGGGCAGCAGCTATGCCTGAGTCAGCAGCGATCGTGAGGGCTTTTTCTGCTGAGTTTCAAGTAGTAGAAGTGAGGGCACATGAAAACAACCTTTTCTATGAATGGACAAAAAAATGATGCTAGATAGATTCTTTCCAAACTTGCAATTTCCCCGTGTGCGTGCCACCGATCCCGATACCAGCCATGCGGCTGCGGATCAGGCTAAAGATATGGCCGCAAAGCACCACCTGATTATTTGGATGGCGTTGGAGACACCCGGCACGATCTATGACATCGCCGACCGTACTGATCTCGACCACAACGCCGTAGCGAGGCGCATGAGCGAGTTGGAACGTATGGACTTGGTTTACACCGATGGCAAAAAGAAAGGCGCGAGCGGTCGTATGTGCCGCGTATGGGTGCGGAAATGAAAACCATCGGCTACATCATCCTGATTGAAGCAAAGGCAACGCAGGACAAGACTTCGGAGACCATGTCTTACGGTTATCCAAATGAGACAGATTCAGAAATGTTACTGCGGCGCGGCAGAGCAACTTTGTTTGAAAGCTATGAAGAAACTGAACAAGCGTTGAAAGAAACATTGTTGGCGGCTACTGCACAAAATAGTAAATGGCCTGAAAAATTTATATACAAAATTGTTCCGGTCGAAATTACTGCACCACATCCCAAGCCGGAGCAAGAACCTGATGATTTGACTATTGCTTACATGAGTGGATTTCATGACGGTAAAAACACACCACAGCGCAAATGGGTTGGGCTGACGGAGGAGGAAATTGACCGACTAAATTTCCTATTGGTTGAAGGTTGTCAGTGCAGCTTTGGTTATGTCGATAACGTTGAAGAATTTGCCCAATCTATAGAAGCCAAGCTGCGGGAGAAGAACGGATGCTAGTCCGACTACTAGAACCTGACCCAATCCTGCGCGATGATCCTGTGCGCCCAAAGATCAGCCCGCAGCGCAAAGTTAGCCCGTTTAGTCGTGTTTATATGTGGCTTGAGGAACAACGCATAGGCGCGGTCGTTTGCTGTTCGTACAGGCACAACATCCCAAAAACTGAGCGTGAATTATTGCAAGTTGAAAACTACAACCAAGATGGTATGAAAGTTATCTTGTATTCCATTTGGAGTTACGAAAAAGGTTGTGGGCAGAAACTTGTGCGATCCGTTCTTGCAAGGTATCGGGAAGATAGAGTGATCACGATGTCACCCAAGACTGACATGGCGCGAGACTTTCATCTACGCAACGGCGCAAAGGTGCTGCAAGTCAACAGAACAACAATTAACTATGAATACTAAGCGCACCGTTGAACAAAACGCGGCGCAATGGCGAATCCTCAAGGCTTGGTCAAAACAGAAAGAATGGCTGATAAACGGTCAAAAGACGTTCCTGCACGAAAACGACTGGAAGGACATACTCACAGCTACCTACGAGGGCGAAGTCGCTCCTAGACTCGCTCCGGGGCTTTATGGGGGCATTGTGATGCTAGGTAGACGAACCAGCGAATATGAACGAGAAAAGTTTAGTGAATGGCTAGACTGGCTGAATCATGCTTCGGTTGCGCTAGGGGTAGACGTTGACAAAACTTGAGCAAGAGTGGCACGCCAAGGTCAGGGATTTGGGTTGTATTGTTTGCCGATTGTTTCACGGGGAACATTCCGACGGCGATATCCACCACGTTTTGAGTGGCAGCAAACGGGCGGGTGAAATGTTTGTGATATGCCTGTGTCCGACTCATCACAGAAGTGGACGCAATACGCCGGAATATGTGAGCCGACACCCTTGGCGCAAGGCTTTTGAGAAGCGTTATGGGACAGAGCAACAGTTGTTACAACAGACGAAAGATTTGTTGAATGCGTAGAGCCGCGAAAGTTGATAGTAACCATGCCCTAATGGTCGAGCATTTTCGGGCGCGGGGTTGTTCGGTGTTATCCCTAGCAGCGATGGGCAAGGGTGTGCCTGACTTACTAGTGGCAAAGCAAGGTGTCACGTGGTTGGTGGAGGTTAAGCAACCCAAAGGGAAACAAAACTTACTACAGGAAGAATGGGCAGAGAAGTGGACTGGCTGTTGGTCTGTAGTAAGAGATGAAGCCGGAGTAGAAAATCTAGTGCTAGTCATGCAGAATCAAGCTGCTAGAATGGCTGAGACAGATTTAAAGTTTTCTG